TACGGGTAAACAGTTGATTCATGGTTAAGCCTTAAAGTCAAATAAAGTTTTGAATCTAAAAACTGGCACAACCCAGCCATGTGTCCGGATTTCTGCATGCATGATGGAATTGGTTTGATGCCACCGAATCAATGAATCGCACAATCGATTCAGGTCTAAGCCTGTCCGTTTGTGAATTTCTGAGGGTGTTTCGTATTTGCTGATAAGCACTCGCAATGGATCGCTTGGAATAGGATCTGTTGAGCTAAAAACAGGCCGCTGCTTTCGTGTTTGCGTCATATTTCCACGTATCCGGGCACGTCTTCAATTCGAGCTACTCGACGGCTTGGTAATCGATTGGATTCGTAAAATTCCAATCGATTGTAGATGCGCTTGTTCCATTCGAAGTAACGAGTTCTGATGTCGTTTTTCTGCATCCAGTCCTTAAACTGATTTACCACTGTGAAATAGGGCATGTCATTTGGAACCTTGCGAGCAATTGAATCTGCAAGGCTTCCCGAAATCGTAATGTCGTCAAGAGTTACGTTATTTGCACGAATCCAACGTTTCGATTGGCATTTGTCCAAAAGCTGATTCAACTCGATTTCACGCTTGTTAAGTTTTGTAATCTGCGATTCGATTTCGCTGAGTTCTTTTGCGAATTCATGTTCGCGAGCAAATAGTTCATGGTCTGTCACAATCAAACCTCTGCTAACTGGTAAGCCGACGACTGAAATAGGATCTGCTCACGCAAAAACGTTTTGCGTTGTGCAATCAGCTTCTCCGCTTCCTCTTGCTGCTTGGTTGCTTGCTTTTGTCCTTTGTCGTCCAGCTGCCTGAAGAACCTCTTGAGCATCTCACTGTTGTTCAGTTCTCCGATTGCTTCCGAGGTTGTTCCCAGCTCGACATAATCATTCGGGCTTGGAGTCGCAGTTGCCATCAGCCGATATTGGAGCTTCGACGCAAACCGAGTGATCTGCTTTTGTGTTGTGCCTCCAAGCGATTTCAGGATGCTTGACTCGTCGCAAATGATCCCGCTGAAATCTAGTGGATTGAACTTTTGCAGTTGCTCATAGTTTGTCACCCAAATGCACTTAGACTTGTCCCACTCGCCATGCCTTGATCGCTGAGCATCTATGCCAAACTTCTCCGCCTCGCGTATCATCTGCGTTCCAACCGCGATTGGAGTCAACAACAGTACTGGCTTGTTTGTTTTGCGAACTACTTGTTCACCCCATGAGAGTTCACAAATTGATTTGCCTAGCCCACAATCTGCAAACAGTGCTGACCGACCGTGACGGCAAGCAGTTTCCACAATGTGATTTTGAAAAGGAAACAACTTGTCCGTTAGCTTTTTTGGCTTGAAGCCACTGTCACGCGTAAGTTGTGACTTTTCTTCGATAAATTTTGCGTAGTTCATAAATTGGTCTCCTGATACCTAAGCCCGAAAACTTGCCAGACGTTCTTACGCCTTTTGAAACCTTCGGCCCGTTGCCGCCTTGCTGGCCTCTGGCTTGGTGCGTTGGTAAGTTCCTGGGTAGCTTGCCGATAGGAAACGTCCCTCGGCTCCTGCTCGCAACTTTTCGATTGAGTCCGCAGCATGCTTCGATACTGGGACGATGTACTCGGCGGCTTCGCTTGGCTCGATCTCAAGATTGTGGGCAAACTCGCAACACGTTTCGATCTCTGCCCCTGTCCACTCGTTCGCGTGGAGGGCCTTGGTTTGCTCGATCGTCAATCTAAACTTTTCTCGATAGATTTTCCAAATCTCGTTTCGTTCCTCCAAGTCGGGCAAGTCAAAGAACCATGTTCCGAGCTTGAATCGACGCTTGAGTTCGGGAGGCAAGACGGACAAAGAATTGCAGGTCGCAATCCAAAGTGTCTTGCCACCGCTTACCGCGTTGATGACCTTCAGGGCTTCTCGTATCTGTTGCTCACTTTGACCAACTAGCGAACCCTTGGCTGCTCCGAGGTCAAGCTGAATTGTCGGAATGCTTTGATCGCTTCCGCACGCTTTGGCTGCTGCCGACTTCGAAGCGCCGGGAGGTCCGACCAGAATACAGCCCGTCGCCCGATTGTCCTGCATCCATGAAAGCAGAGTTCCTACTTGGTCCTGGCTTGTTCCGCTCATGTCGGTACCCGCAGCACCAAGGGCCTTCTCGATCTCGTCGATAAACACAATCGCGTTAATGTTGCTCTTGCCTGCGATAACCTGTGCGATGAACTTCTTGAACTGAGGAATCCCGCCGATCTTGTCCATGCTGTTGGACCCCGAAACAACTTGGAGAGCCGGAGTCTCGTTGATCTTTTTTTCCTTCGACTCCCAAAGGCCACCCATTGAAAGACCGTGCTTGTCGATTGCAAGGCTTGCAAGGTTCTCCGCTGCGAACGCTGTGACGCCAAGAGCCGCACATCCTGCCGCGTCTCGCACGTCTTGGCTTGCTTCGATCTCAGCCGCATCGCAAACGCTTCCGATGACTTGCGATAGTTGCTTGGAGTCTGGCAGTGGCTCGATGATGGCGATTACGTCTTGCTGCAATTCGACTGGCAACCGACCGCCCGAGCCCATCAAGACCAACATTTTTTGGCCGCTCTTGAAAATGTCGCGGAGGTTCCAGATCGCTTGAACGACCGTGAATTGATCCAAGAATTGGTGTGCGTTGTGGATCAGAATTACCATCGGGAGCGACTGATCGACTTTTGCCAAATCGACCAACAGTTCCAAGGGGTTGCCAACGTACTCGTCTTGCCCCTTTAGATTACCGGTGGAAGTCTTGGGGGTGAAAACGTACCATCCTCGAACGCAGTCCCAAGCAACGATGTTCACTTGCTCTTGGAATTTTGCCGTGGCAAACTCCGCAACAATAGCTTGATTTGTCGCCCCTGGATCGCTCGTCTCGAACGACACCAACGGAACCCCAACCCGATATGCTTTGACCAGCTTTGCGTAGACCGACAACATTCTTTTGTCGCTGTTCGTTTGAGTTTGATCTGTCTCAAACCTAAGCCCGAACGGCTGTTTTTTGTTATACGCGATTCCAAAAAATCCAGAAAATTGGCTAACGTGTACGTATATATACTACACGTCGGGACATCCAAAAAAGAATCGACGGTCGATTCTTTTAGGACCCGACCACCAACGAAAACACTAGGTTTTTGGAATTATCAAATTTGCGTTTTCTACAACTGCCGAAAGTTCCGCATCGGTCCAATATTGTCGAGCTGATTTTCCGTCGTATCGCTTTGCAAGTCCCATCCGAATCAGATACTCGGATAGTGATTGATCTGGATGTTCGCGGTCGATGAACGTCCCAACGCTTCGACCGTACATGTCGAGGTCCTTTGACAGCCATCGCAAACGGTACTTGGTTTGGCAAATTGGAGTCAGCCAAAGTTCAACGACTTTGGCGACTAACTTTCCTGCGCTTGTATTTTTCTCTGGCGCGTCAACGCCTTCTAATCGGGTTGTGATTCCTTGGGTCGTTCTCCACCCACGGTCAAGAATTAGCTTCTGCGTGTCGCCGTCAACGACTTCGAACGATAGGACAGGGCAGTCAAAGGTTTCTATACGCATTGTTTGGCTTCCGTTTCAAAACGACCGTAAATTGAACCAGCTTGATCCGGTTCGTTGCTGTTCGTGCATGCGTGCCGATGGTCGCTCGCCTTAGGACATCGCTTGTTCCCGCAAGTCGGGCAAACGATCATCGTAGACAGGCTCAGGGCCGCGTTTGGGAACATTGGGGATCGGATATCGTGTTCCTTGATGCAAGCGTGGCAAACGCACTCTGGAGGTGGTTTAGAGGGGTCTGCAAACTCCCGAGCCATCCTCAAGTTTTCCGCAGCTAGTCTATCCATTTAATTCTCCGTTCAGTCCATACCGCCCCTTTATCCTTGGATGCCCATCCAACGCGAGACGCTCAAAGAAATCTTATCCTCCGCTCTAGACTTCATCAAATGAGTTCTCTAAAATAATTGGCGTCGATGGAGTAGAAACCGTTGACGACAATAGTTCCACAAAACAATCATATTAGAGCCCAGGTTTCTGGAGTTCTTGGTAATGCGACGTGGAACCGTGTTGTCAAGATTTCTACCTCCGGAAACCTGGGCTTTCTTCGTTTGCGGGGCGAGTCAAGTACTCAGCCCCTATCTGGCAAAATGGTTAAACGGTCATGCTACCAACCGAATTAGGACAACGAAGGCATGGCGAACAAAGTCCGAAATCTACCGCACGCCGGGGGTAGTGCTTTTCTCATTCGAGAACTGAACGATTGGCGCAACGCGGACGGGGTGGATACCCCTAGACGGCGATTGAAGTAATTCGATCAAAGAGATTTTGGTGCCGAGGGACCGTTGAAAGGCGGGGATGCTGGCAGGTTGACTACGGAAAGGACTAAGAAACATTCGTTCCGAGTCTGGTTTTTTAAGCGGAGGTACCAGGGTTTTTTGCGCTCGTAAATAACGAAAGACCCTTTTGAGGAAGTGAGACGGACAAATGCCAAAAGATGACTGGGGACGTGCAAGACGCAAACAAGCTGGAGAACGCGAAAGGTCGAGACTAGATTTTGAGGATCGCGAACAACAGCGAGCGCTTTCCATGGCTCAACGACAAAACGCCAAACGTACAACGATAAGTTCGAACGCTTGGGATAATCTCGATGAGGTTCAAGACACCATCGCATTTTACGGAATGACGATGACCGTCTACGGCCTACGACTAGGAGAGGTTTCGGAATGGCAGTACCGCAACGACAAGGAAGAAATCATCCTGCGATATTGGCCGACAACCAACAACGCAAAGGCCCACACCAGAAACGCACCAAAGGTACGCACACGCGGATAGCGAGACTCAATGGATATGGCAATAGACTTAAACTTCACGCCACAAAAACGAATTGGCAATCGATATCGAACTCTTTGTGACCATTCTTTGCAGACTCAAAAGCAATGCGAGTACTGCGGCTCCAAAGGAAATTTGACGGCTGTTTTGCATCCAGGCGTTTTAATGGAAGATGCAACGATGGAAACGATTTGCGTTACCTGTCCCGGATGCCTAAAAGACCATCTGTCGGCCAAATAAAAAACGCCGAAGGCTTTTAAGTTCCTCCGGCGTTTTCCAGGTCCGTCCATTTCGACTAGGTAATCTTACCAAGTCCAGAAATCAATTCAAGTGCGATGGCGTTCTAAATAACGCAGGCGGGGCAAGAATCGGGCAAAGTTCGGAATATGCTTTTGCAAATCCCTCGGCCAGAATTCCGAGCCGTTCGCAGTTGACTGAATCAAAAGACGCCTCAACATCAATTGCAGGGCTAGCATCAACAAGCGCAGAACTCAAAAGTACTTGATCTTGGAACGCTTGTGACGTCTCGGCAAATTTCGCTCCCATCACAACAGGAGCTAACGCGAACATCATATCGATTGCTTGAGATTGCGACGGCTTGAACGGTGTAGGCTGGTCACTCATGGAAAATACTTTCTCACTTGCTTTGCGAATTCGTGGGGAAACGTTTCTTCAAGCATAGCGTCTAACTGCTTGTCATGCAAAGCAAGACGCGTTGAATGATCGGCAAGCGTGATCGCGTTCGACTTCGTTGTCTTGATTACCGTGTTCAGCAACACGAACGACTGAGCTTGGCCCGCGATCAGAAGCAACTGTAAAACGAGAATGAAGCACAGACACGAACTAACTCTTTGTTTCATCGGTGTCCTCTTCTTTTTCGCTCTTAACGTCTTCCGGTTTCAAAAAGGTTACGAATCGAGTTAGCAACGTTGGAAAGATTTTGTCAGGGTCTTTAATGGCAACGCCAATTACGGCCGAACCACAAATGAAAAACCAACGACCATGAGTAGCGGTATCCCCAAAATCGCGCTGACCGTCAGCCAGAAGACCAACAATTCCGAAAGCAAGAAACCCCGACAGACAACTGCGACTAAGGAGGTTCCAGCGATCGGCACTAGGGTCTTCGCGCATTGAGCGAACCAAAGAACTCGCGAATGCGACCGCCCAGCATATGGCGTAGAACTTGACTGTTTCATAGTTGATTTCATGCACTTGGTTCTCACTGATGGATAGGGGGGTGGATGCAACCAACCTCTATCCTATCCATTTAACCTACTGACTGCGCACCACACTACCGACAGCGCGAAAACAAACGCTGCAAGGGTCGAGTGCCAAACGGACTTCGCAAGATTGTTCGAACCGGAGTTCGTCTTGCCACCGCTCGGTACTCCTCGACCGCCGCAACTGTTACAGGAATGCAATCCTGGCCAGCCATCGACATTGGAGCCGCCACTGCCGAAACCAATCGAACTGGCGCAGAAGCGGCACGCTGAACGACCTCGGCGACCTTTGGAAGCAAGCAAACTCCATTTTCGCATTGAGCGTTCGAAACGCTTGCAAAGCACATTGCTAAAACCAAAGCAAGTATCATTTTCATAACTGAAATCCTAATCATAAAAAGTTAAGCAAATCTTAAACACCACAAAAACTAAACGCTCGGAAACACGATCGGTAAGCCTTCGATCTCGCCGATAGATGCTACGTCAACATCCCTCTTGTAAATCTTGGCAAGCTCGGTGTCAGAAATGTTCCAGCAATGCGACTCGTACGCTTGGTTTCTTTGATTCCAAGAACGTGTAGTCATCCTGGAAAACCTGTCGCCATCGCTGGCGATCCGGTATCCAGGAAAGTCTTGGTTGTGGTCCCATCGGTTTCTGTCGTCAATTCCATGGATATCAAATCCGTCCTTGTGCCTGCCGATCTTCTTGAAGGCAAGCGACGAACAGATAATCATCGGCTTGCATTGGTCCTCTTGGAGCCTGTGCTGTTCGACAGTCGTGACGTCAACTGACTCTTTGAGCGCACAAGTCCGGTATGGCTGCAAATCCTTGTTCCATGCCCAGTTTCCGATTTGACGATACAACGAAGCACTGCGAGGCTCAGGATAGTTTTCTTGTGAACCGGCTCCGTTTGCCTCGTTGAGCTGCTTGACCTTGGGAGTGTTGCAAAGCACGACACCCTGCGTCAACGACTTTATCATCGGAGCCTTGTACAATCCGTCGCCTGATCGCATCTTGGCTATCTCGCGTGCGAAACCGTACTGGACGCAGTGAGGAGCGATGGAAGACAAACCAAGCTCTGTCGTACCTGTGTAAGCCTCTGGGTCGCCCCTGAGACAAATCTCCCAGCACATTCGCTCAACCCATGGACGGAACGTATTACTCCAAACGCAAGAACCAATGTCTTGAGGATACCACATGAACTGAGTACCAAGAACAAACTCTACGATCAGCGTTAGGTCGTTCGAACCAGACGCTCGACCTTTAGAGACTTGGAACTCGTCCCACGCTTTAGCAAGCTCGTGAGGAACCGCAACCGCATCGCGCTGCTCGAATACTTGCGGAGCTTCAAGAGCAAACTTGTCTTGCTCCATCTTGGAAACAAAAATCTTTTCCTTTGGGCTCGCGTTGATGGTTGGGATCTCGAATCCCATTGGCCCAACGACGATCGGCATTTCATCAGTTGACATTGTTTTCCCGATTTTCGACAAGAGTACGATTTGTGGCAATTGAACCAATGGCGTTCTCGACCATCGTTTCTCTGAGTACCGATAGAACTTCGTCAGGTACTTCGAACGGCTCTTGTGTCTTTGTGCCGTCTGAGAACTTTGAGGCCGCTGGACGTACCGCATCGCTAACCGCCCACGATTGCAGGATAGCCGCGATAGCAAGAGCCTCGTTCAAGTGATCTGGAAAGTACATTCCTCCCAAGACAGTGAGCAACGAAATCATCGTCGCCCAAGTCCGCTTGGATTGAAACTGAATCGACAGCATATCAAAAAAGCTTTTCATTCTACCTTTGCTCCATAACCTCTCGCCATCGCGCGAAAGTAGTCGATGACAACGCCTTTGCCCATCGGACCGCGTGTAGCGATGTCTGCATTGATCTTGGCGACGATATCCGCGTACTTCGCTACGTCCGTCCCAAGCACTGCTACGCGATCGGCAGAGGCCCCGGTGAAGGCTTCCAGGATCTGAAACGAAGGCTGCTTAGAAAGCTTGTCGGCGTACTTCAAGTAGATCGCCCCGACCTCGGTTCGCTTCGGCAAGCCTGCGGACCACTGGGCGATTCGTTGGCCAATATTGTCGAATCCGTCTGGCGGTACCTCTGGGTCCGGCTTAGGCTTCGGATTAGGTTTAGGCTCTGGAGGAGGAATATCGCCGAGCGTTATCGGAAACGCTTCAAGCTCCTGAACGGCAAGAAATGTATCTCCGTTGGAATCTTTCGTCGCAATAAATCCAGTTACCTCGACACTGTATTTACCCAGACCAGTGATCGCGAATTCCTTGCGACCAATTTGCGTGACGTTTGCGCTTTCCATCACGATTTCATTGCCAACAAGCTTTGCACGAACCGCGCGAACTTTCGCAGCATCGACATCGCCCTTGACGACAACGAAACCCATGTCACCTTCAGACACTTTAGATCCTTTGCCGTAGAAGGCTCGGTTGCCAACAAGCCTTGGGGGCGAACTAAATTCGGCATAGCTCTCGATTCGAACCGAGACGGTCATCGGCTCTTGAGCAGTGGCGAGACTGCACAGAGCCAGTAAAATCAAAATAAATCGCATCACCTGTTCTCCGTTCTTGAATCAGCCAGCAGAATCTATATTTTGAAGATCATCGCAAGCAGCAAGGGTAACACCTGCTTCAAAATGTCCATGATGATCTGCTTCAACTCTGGGCTGATCGCAATCGGTGTATCGCCGGTGAACTCTTCTGCGCCGAACGTTGCCTGCATTTTCTGGAGTCGCTTGTTCTCAGCAAGCTTAAGCGTAATCCGCTCAACGAGCTCTTCCCTGTTATCAGGATCTTTGAGTGAACGCTGAACGATTTTACGCTTTAACCACGGAAGCTTCGACACTTCTTCATCGAGCATCTTGTTGAGTGTAGTCGTGTCATCGACTGGGGCGACATCTGGATCGGACAGGGAGTCCTGCATCAGAACTGATGAGGTAGGCTTGGCGATATTCTGGTCACGCTTCGATGGCTGTTGAGCCATCGCAGGGACCGACAACAGGCAGAAAGCCAACAGCAAAAACCATTTTACGAACCGAACCATTTTTCAATCTCCGAGGGGTACAAAAACTTTACTACGAAACAAATCGATTCCTAACTATGTTCGATTGAATCTTTCCGCACAAGGTTTCAGCCAAAGTTTGCGCACCAGATTTTCAGAAACCCAATGTTTTCATTGACGGACGCGTTGAAAAAGATTCGACCGTCGATTCTTTTTGCAATCGTCAAAGCGTTCGATTTGCTCCGAACAAACCAATCCGTTCTCCCGTTTGATGGCTTGAGAACGCAAAACCCTTGGCAATTAAATCGGCTCGAATTCCGTCAACGACGCCGTGGAACTCTCCGACAATGGAAACCACGTTTTTAAGCTGTGAAGCTCTGAGCGCTCCAAACTCTGCTCCCTCGCAATCCAACTTCAACAGTATCGGCATATCGACTTCGGCAATGAGTTTATCAAGCGTTATACCTTCGACCGCTCCAGTTAGGTTGGGAACGTATAGGGCACCACCTGTGTTCGGCCAAGTGTCATGTGCCTTAGAAAACCTTACTCCTTCGTGAGTAGATATCGCTTTGTTATGCACGGCAAGCCTACCGTCATTCAACAAGTGCTTGCAGTTGAATCGTAGTAGATCAAAATTGTCTTCGTCTGGCTCAACCGCGATGATCCGTCTTGCTCCAAAGGATTCAGCCAGCGAACAGAAAGCACCGATATGAGCACCCACATCAACAACGCAACCACCGAACATTCCTTTGATGCCGTACTCGTTTCCGTGCCTAACACTGTTCCAGATATCTTCGTCCCATGAATCTTTTCTAAACACAATTGGTGGAACGTGCATAGTTATCTCTTAATTGTTGTGAGTCGGATCGGCATACGTTCGTGCTCAAGCCAATGACCACACCATGAGCCGTCTGACTGCATGGTTAGGTGACACGTAGGCCGATCAATCCGTGAAATCGTTAGAGTCATAATTCCGTCAACATCGTTCAACCACCATCGAGACTCGCACTCTGCTTTTCCAATGGTGATTGTGTGCCCTGCATCTAACTTGATAGGTCTTGAGTCGAATCCAACGCGCTCGTAAATAAACGTATTGCCAACGAGGACATCGTGAGCGTCTTGCTCGGTCCTAGTCATTCTGGAATTTTCCCATAACGTTCCGGACCATACCATTTTCAGAAGTCCGCATAGGTCTTGGCATCGCTGCTCGTTTGCCAAAGAGTCAGTGAAACGATTCGTTCCATCAAGTCTCCATTTGTCTTGCACCCGATGTTGAAACAAAACCTTTTCAGTATCCTCAATGTCCCACTGAACAATCGTGTGATTGTTCCATCCCGGCGGTCGCTTTGGGCTGGCATACTCAAGACCAAGTTTCCTCCAAGCAAGGTGGAACGTTTCCTTGTCGCCGTACACGTGACCAAACGTGAAGTCAGAATGAGCCGCGTACCACATAGCCAACTGGAAAGGCAATGAACTTTTGTTCTTGTGCACCATGAATTGTCCAGACTCAAGAGCCCATTCATTTCTAGCCGCCTCTTCGTTGGCATATTTGTCGATACCGAACAAACTCCATACGTCGGGCTTGAGAGTCCAATTTGCATAATCCGGCCAGAACGCTGACCCATGCTTCGAATAGCTTGGACGGTCGAATAGATCGGTCACATCACGAACCGGCGCAGAGTCCGCATCAAGAAACAAAACCTCTTCGAACGGACTGTTCCAAACGCTGTATAGCTTCAATTCCCAGCCGCAAAGTATCCTGAATGGTTTTTCCTGCTCAACCTTCCGCGCGTCCACACACTCGACGCCAAGCGGTTCTAGTAGCCTTTTGATGAACGGGTCAACTTCGTTGTCGCCGAGATACCAAAGTTGGATCGGTAGCTTGCAACCTTGCTCGCGAATCAAGTTGACTCCCACCCACACTGAGGGCAAATACTTGAGCCCTCCGCCGGCAATGACAATGCCACGCTTCTGAGGGTATTGAATTGGTCTTGAATCGATTGTCGGTATAAATCGATCGACCATCATTCGGTGAGCTTGCTTGACGTTCTCACGTTGATGCCAGTCGCCAATCCACGGCCCAGGCGGACAGTTATCGACCAGCTCAACTACTTCTTCGGCGGTCATTTCTTCTCTGAAATCGCTGCATTCCATTAGCTCAACACCTTTGATCGTTTAAGGCACTCGTCTACCAGTTGTCCAGTCGTAAGATACCCGGCTAAAGCGACACGCACCATATCCAACCACGAAACGTACTGTGTGTTTAAGTGTCTGATTATTGCATCGCGTCGTTCGTAGCAGCCAATCGTTCCCCATAGGTCCATTTCAGTTGCGTAGGCGTCGCACTCGCAAACGTCGCTCTTGATAATCCCTATTTCTTTAAGGACGTTGCGAAGACACGTTCCCGGCTTGTTGAATGTGGTTGCCCTATGCAGTTGACGCAGTGTGTTCAATAGTTCGGTCGATGGCGCTACCTGATATGCAATCGAACACGTCACAACGTTGAGTGCCTGTGGCCTATCGGTTTTCGTCTTGCACGCTGTGCAAGTTCTAGGAGTTACAGTAACGGGCATGCCTATAAGAGATGATGCTACGTTGCAACTATTACTAGAAGTTAAGTAAGGGCATTTATCCATGACTGCACAAGTCCGTCGTTAGTACCCAATTGCCGACTCCTGGGCTACCAATTGGGTCTGGCTCTACCCAGGTACTTAGGCAAAATCCGCCAGTGCAGGTTGAAAAGTCGGAATCACGTCGGCAATCGTTCATAAATGTTTGTCCATTAAAATCTCCCGGTGTCCCAGGTGCCGAACCGCAAGCACAATCTCCGAACGGTGGGACATATCCTGACGATCCAGAACCCGAACCAGACGATCCAGAACCGCTACCTGAGCCTGATCCACTTCCCGAGCCAGAACCAGAACCAGAACCGCTACCTGAACCACTTCCAGAACCAGACGATCCTGAGCTACCGCTTGACCCCGAGCCAGAACCAGACGAGCCACTTGAACCGGATGAGCCACTTGAACCGGATGAACCCGACGAACCGTGAGCACAACAAGCGATTCCATAAATGGGCGTTGCGTCTTCCACTCCAAGGAACCGCATCAAGAACCGACCGATCTTTGGAAAGTCGCATTCGCTAAACCCGTAGATCGGAGTGGAATCCTCAATGCCGATCAGCTTGCCTTGGTATCGCTTGCCAGCGATTGAACCTGAGCCAGAGCCTGGAGTGTTTCCCGGGCATCCAGCCGAGTAGATTTGCGTTCCATCCTCAATTCCAACAAATCGACCTGTGTACTTCTGTTTCATTAGGGTCATCCGTTCACATCCCTGACTCTACATGCACGAACAGTCACCCAAGTCTTGGTCAACGTAACAAACCTCTGTACGTTACCAGGATAGTACCCATCCGCATCTCTGGTATTGCTCGTGACCTGAACTACTTCGACCTCCGATACGTTGATTTCGACCATCCAGGTTTCTGAGCTGCCCTCAACGTGCGGATAAGTGTTGTCCCTAGTCTTCACAATAAAAGCGATGCCGGTGTTACCGAGGATGAACGAGTCTTCAACAGGACCTACTGTATCCCCAATCACTGTTGAGGCTAGGCAAAGTGCTTGAGCAGGCATTGCCGAAGTGCATCGACCCTTTGCATCGGCTTCAACATACTCGCCGAGATTGAAAACTACTCTTGCCGAGTCTTGACGTTGCTCGTCAACATACGTTGGCCTTCGAATCAAATAGATAATTTCGTTCTGCTCTTCGATGGTGTCCGTGACAACCATCGTCCCGTATGGGGGAACCGTGTAACCGCTGTCGTTCCTGAACGCGTATTGGCGAATGTCGTCTGTCTTGGTCATCGTACTTTCTTGGCCTCTCTGCGAGCTTGGGCGCGGGCCAATACAGCCTTCTGATTGGCGATAAACTTGTTGTTGGCAAGCTCCTGCAATCTACGGACCTTTTCATCGTAGGTAAATCGCTCGATTGGGTTCTCGCTTTGCCAGTCAATCGTAGTTGTACACTCCCCGGCGTCAGAACGCTCAAGACGAATAGAACTGATTGATCCATCTGGCGAGTAGTCGAACATGAACCCCTTTGCAGGTACAGAAACCGATTCGCCGAGGTTGTACTTTGCGATCTCTTTCAAGGCATATTTTCTGGCTTGATATTCAAACTTGGAAACCTCCGTTTGATTCAAGCCCCTGGAGTCTGCAACGCCGCACTCATACTCCAAATCGTCTACCCTGATCGTATGCGTGACCCCGCGCGAAACGTATCTGCTGTTGGGCTTGTAGTCGTAGAACTGGCGGATTGGTTCAGCGGTTATAGGATCTCGCACAATGAACGAAGTGCGCAAAAGGATCTTTGCCGGTTGAAACTTATCCGCCGCAACTACGTTTCCAGTTCGTTTGATCGAGTAGCATTGAACGCCGAACTTGACCAAGCCCTTTTCCTCGTCGATCTCAAACGCACCATGATAAACGTGTGCTGGGAACGTGGTTCTAAGATAATCGCCTTGCGCTGAGGCATAGTGATCGGCATTGAATAAAGGGTTAGCACCGTTTGCCGGAATCGGATTGACGTTGTTGAGTTGCGATGGTCGCAGGTCATGGAAGTACCCAATGACCTCGGCCGGAACTATGCCTTCGAACTCGCTCCACAATGTCAATTGATTGCTGCTCAACGGGATTATTCGTTCTACATCCAAATTGTCGAGCAACTGAGCGCTCCAAGTGTTGGCCGAGAGCCTTGAGCCCGTAGGCGTTGGGATCTTTAGGTAGGTTCCTCGCTTACCTTGGACTCGGTACAGTTTCCAGATGCACGACTGAGCAAGCTCGATTTTCTTTGCATCAGCTAGCTGGCGGAAATCATAGCTGCAATACGCAAACGTCTTTTGACCTCCAACAGTTGGGCAGTATGACAACTCCGCTAACGGTTTGACCTCGAACGTGTCGATCTCATACCCAACAGCTTCGAGTGGCAAGTCACGTTGGAACATGATTGGCGCTCCCTCGACGCGAAGCGTTTCTGGAATCACCGGAGGCTCGTAGGCCGTTGTGAAGTCCATGACTCTTTGATCGTTTGGAGGGTTTCTACCGCCGCCAATTCTGCGAAGATAAACCTTGTCGTCCATCCCCAGCGAGACTATCACCCCAAAGGGTTGAATCAGAGTTTCAAGCTGTTCGGATGCAAGCTGTCCTCCAAACTCGGCAAGAGGGAAAACGTCATCAGGCAGAACAGAAACATCAACGCCGACTTCACCCATAGCTTGAAGGCATAGCGTTGCAAGCTGTCGCACGTTTTTTACATTCTTTTTGACCCCTCGAATGTACGTGTTGTACTGGCCGTAGATATTCCTAAACCGCCACGCCCACCTGCGATCCTCGAATTGCACGTCTTTGTATCGACCGTTCGAACCTTGCGTTATCGTCTGGCGGACCACTCGGCAATTTGCAAGCGTGATGAAGCTGTTGCCGTATGAGACCTGAATGTTCCCGTATCTTGGAAGGTCCACCCCAAGGATGAACTTTGCTTGGATCGGGTCCGCAACCGTAGAAGCAGTCCGTGAGACTTGAAAGCCAGCGTCTGCGTCGAAGCCTGCAAAGATTAGTCGCCCCTGTGGAACTGCCATTAGAGAGTTATGCCCACTCCTTTGTCTACCTTAACATCGGCGATTCTGCACCCGATCAGAACGATTCCAGTCGTGAACGTCACTCGTCCATTTGGGTCTCGAATCTCGCCGTCCCGGTACAGGTCACAAGCCGCTACCGTCTTGGTCGTTCCTACGTTGCCAAAATTGATGATTCCCGAAGGTTCGATGGTCGCCTTTGTGGTTATTCCTCCCGAGCTGTCCCAGTCGATCTGAGCACGATTAGACGCCTTCACGTTAGCCGCTGCCGATGCCTTGGCGACAACCACCCTAGCGCTATCTCGCGCCGTCAGGGTTGTCATTGCTCCCTCGATCAGCATTTGACCGCCAACGCACAAAACGGTCGTGCAGGTCACTTTACTTGTTGCATGAACATCTGGAGTGGATTGTCCGCCCTCGCGTTGAATCACGTTGATAGTCGATACAGTCGAAGTGCTCAACGAATCAAACTTAACCGACCCGGCGTAGACGTTCGCAGTTGTTCCGGATCCCGTACCAACAATCTGAGCAGGGTATCCGTTCGAAGTGTTCGCAGTCGTTCCGTGTACCGTCAGCGTGACGTTCGAACCTTGAAAGTCGTAATACTCCAAGGTTGGATGATTCCCAGTTCCGTAGCCAAGCTCAACCGCAATCGCTGAACCAGTGCCCAGCGTCAACCTCCGCGTTCGGTATTCCTGATAGCCGTTTGGATTCGTGGCCGGTAATCCAATCTGGCCTTGATAGCTCGCCATCCGCTTGAACGATGCGTAGTTGTTCGTGTCGGTCAGCCCGTAAAGAATCGACACCGAACTCACCGCGCCGTCGATCTCAATATCGTCCGCAGCCGATGGAACCGTACCACCAACCCAATTTGCAGCAACGTTCCAAAAGTTAGGACCGCTTGCCGCCGTTGGAGTTGTCACGGTTGCGGTTCCCGTTGTCGCCGATGCCGTCACAACAATTCCGCCGACTCCCGCTTGAGCCGTCAATTGAAGTCCGCTTAATGTAGGATCTTCTCGCCTCGCTGCGACCATCTCTTGAATCTCGGGCTCAGCACTCGAATTCCAAGCGCTAACCAGTGCGTCAATGAGGTCGCCGAGTACGGTTGTCGTGGTCGTGTAGGATATCGTTTTGCCGTTGATAATCGCCGAGTACGTTTGTCCAACGACAATCGAGCTGTAAACGATCTTCGTTACCTGGGCGACGCTTGCAGCCGCTCCTAGCCATTGCTTTGTTGCCATGTGTTAGACCCGTCTGTGGGGTACTCCGTAAAGTGGTTGATGCCATGCGAATTCGTAGGACCAAGATATCTCGTACTCGGTATCAATGTTACCAAGAACCCTTGGAGTGCTGATTGTAATCTCTGGACGCTTGAGCACTGCATAGGGCCAAATCGGTGGAGGAATGAATGGCCTAGCGAGCAATCCTGTTGCACTTCCCGATTGTCGGTATCGGTATGCCTTGTTCTGGAAAAAGATTTGACGCTCTGGAAGATTTACCGCGCCGCCAACATAGCCCTCTTCTCGACCGCCTTCGATCTCGGTCAACTCTTCGTCGAACTTCAAAAGGTCACTACCCGCGCCCGCAAGCCGCTCGGCCTCATAGGTTACACGATAGGACATACCATTGCCGTAGATGTCACCTTCTGCGTTCGGGAACCCTGAATCAACAATGTACGGTCCAACAAGGCAACGACTGGCATACAAGGCAAGTTTTGTATCTACGTTGGCAAAGTCCTCCATGAACGCGATATCGACACCCTCTTGGCTAAAATTTGCTTCAAGTGTGTTGAGTGCTGCGGTCATCAAGCGCTCAGATGACTTGTTCTCAAGGATCAGCCGTCCAGTGATATCCCAACGCTCGATCATCTTGGATACCTTGCGAGTCACATCGTAGACAGGCTTGTAACTGATCTGAGCCACTGCCTCGTTCAACGGTCGAACTGCTCCACCTATTCTTAGCCTCATATTGTGGTCCCCGTTCGATTCTTGAACCGGCGATTGTTCTCTGCTTGCTCAGTTGTGATCTCTTGAACACGCTTTGCAAGATCGCTGTTTTGAATTGCTTGCTGGACGTTGATTTGCTTTGCGATCGATTGCGCCTCGGCTTCAATGTCCCTATCAATTTTGACGACGATATCCGTTTTCTGCTTGACCTCTACCTGAAGCTTCTTCCGAATGGCATCAAGCTGTTGAACTTCCTGACGTTGCTCTCGACCAAACGCCGCATCAAATCCGCCCGCCTTTGCTCTACTTTGAGCGAACGCGGAAATCTGTTTGTCAGTGCGTCCCGAAAGCCCTCTAAGCTTGCTGATCTCTTCCGGACTTACCGATTTGTCGCCTTGGTCAACTCGCCTCTTGATGGAAAGAATATCCTGTTGCTCTTCGTCCGACTTCATTCCAAACGACTCACGCGCCGACATATTAGATTCGCGTTTTGCCCTGATTTGGTCCTCGATCGAACGCAACAGGTCTTTTGATTTTGATAGCGATTCGTTCGCAGCCGTTTTTTGCTCTCGGGAGATTTCTCTCTCGTGGCTTAGACGCTTCTCCATCCACTTGATTACCTGATCTCGAGCGCCCGCAGTTCCTTGGATTGCTTCTTTGGAGTACTTTGCAATCTCTTGCTCGATGATCTTGGTTTTCTCTGCCGACGTTCCTTGCTCATACCGATTGCGAAGCATGGCCTCTTGGATCGTCAGTTGCTCTTTCATAAATCCGGACTTACGCGATTCGGACTCGGAGAAAGACGCCCTGTCCTTTGCGTTAGCTTCCATCATCAGCTTTGCACGCTGATCCAAACGATTCGTTAGCTTCTCACTTTCGATCAAATCTTTCTTCGCTGCCGAACCGGTTTCATTTCCTTGAGCCGTACTACTTCCAGACGTTGCACTCAGCACTAACCACTGGCTGAACCGAAGGTCTTTTACCCCCCTAGCGCTATTGTCGCCTGCCGCACGTTTAGGAGGGTCCTTTAACGTGTCTCGCAACCCTAGCAACGCTGCTCCAACGGCAACAGCTCCCGCAGCGACAAGGCCAAACGGACCCGTCAGTATTGCGGCAACTCCACCCGCTACGCCGCCCATCGAGCCCAATGCGCCAAGACCGCCCGCCGCCGCACCGCCCGCTGCTGCTGCTCCGGACGCCCCATTCGCAAGGCTCAACGCTTTCTGCGCTGCTGCTTGGGCCAATGTCGCCTTGGTCAGTCCCTGCATGATTTGATCAGTTTTGGTGAGAATCCTGCCAAGACCGCTCAGGATATCAACCGCCCCTTGGACGCCCAGCAAAGCGTCTTTGACCTTGTTCAAATCCTTTTCGCCAATCAGCCCTATCATCGTCAAGCCGCGAGCAAACCTCATCCCGGCTTCACCCATCTCGATGAAGTTGTTGGCAACCTCACGGCCCGCAGTTCGTGCTTGCTGTTGAAACCGTCTGGAAGCATCTTCGAGTGCAACCTGTTTCCGCTTGTCCGCTTCGACAATCTTATCGGCTTGCTTGATCGCAGCCGCCAACGCTTCTTCGTCTCGCCTTTTCTGCTCTGCAAACTTCTTTGCCGCAGACTCGGCCAAGGACCGGTCCCTGGCTATTTGCCGTTCCTCAAGTTGCTTTTGCTTCTCGGCTGCTTTGACCTCTTGGTCGAGCCTCTTTTTCAGTTCGGCCTCATGTCGCTTTGTTCGCTGTTGGTCAAGCTTGTCGAACTCCGCGATCGCATCCGCTGCCTCTTGTGCCGAAGCGGAATATTCAGAACTAATTGGTTGGTTGTTTGAATGAGCCGAGACAGCCATGTTTTGCTGCTTGACAAACTCCTCAGCCGCTTTGTTTCGGCGTTCCAACGACTCTTTGTATCTTTGCTCCTCGTCAGATAGCTTCGACTTGTAATAGGCGTTTTTGGCGTCTACAGCCGACCTCCACCGAGTATCGGCGTCGGTGTGAATCTGGACAACTGCGCGGGCCTCTTCTGCCGCGATCGAAATTGCTTTGCGGGAGTTTTCAACGGTTGCCTTTGCGGTCCTAGATTGGATTGCGTCCATCTCTTTACCGAACGAAGAGAGTAGCGTCCGCGCAGCTGGGTCAAGGCTCGCCTTTAAGACGAACATAACTCCGCGTTCTGCTAGGTCTGACATAACAATCTCACTTCGTTAAAATCGCCGCAATCAATCCTTCAATGGCTCCGCTCGTCTTTGCTCTGGTTATCCGTTCCTCAGCCTCGTACAACTCCGCAAACAACCAAGTTAAAAAGTAGTCCTGGCTCTCTGCGATCGTTAGGCACCTCCCCGATGTCGCCCGCGACGCCCTGTATAACTTGATCGCTTCCAGTTGTTGCGGTGTCAAATCTGGCTTGTCTTTCCAATGTCCTTTCGGGCATCCGACCGACAACTCGCAAGGAACCTTCCCAACTCGTGGCTCGTAACCTTCGTTTGGGAATCGTTTCTTGGTCGGGTCGCCGTTGGGCTCGAACATATACGCACGGCATAGGTCGCAGGATCGCCCTCGAACCGGACTGTCCGAAAGCGATAGGGCGAATGCCGTAACTATTTTTTTGCTTGCTCCTCCAATGTTCCTGGGTTCTCAAAACGTTCTGGAATGGGCTTCGAAGGATCGGACTGTACGATGATCCAAAAAACTCTTTTGAGTAACGCATGGGACAAATCTGAGCCTAGCGGAGCTAACAATGACCAGTGCGTGAGCGAGCCTTTGACTTCTTTTTGCATATTGTCCAACGTGTCACCAGCCTTGGAGGCGTCCTTGATGATTGCAGACGTAATCAACCGTTCGCATTCAGGGGGCGACTTGACTCGGTACTGGAAGTAAAGCTCTGGATGCAGCCCAACCACTTCTTCAACGTATCCGGCTTGCACGCCTCCGGCCCGGTAAATTCCATCTTTCCAACTCAAATCGCTCATTCTTCTCTCCGTTAAAAAACATAGCCACGAAACTTATTCGTGGCCATTGTTAGCTTTTCAAGACCATCACGCAATAGATTAGGTCTTTATCAATCGAACAACGTGATCGGTTGCACCCGCAAGTGCATTGGTTGATCGGTATGCCATCATCTTGAGTGGCATCGACAATCTGCCCTCAACGGGAATCGTGGGTGCTCCGTCTGGAATTTTTAAATTGGCGAACGAAAATGTATACGTGTTGGTTCCATCGTTGACAGCAAGTGATGCCGCCGCGCCCGCAAGAGCCGCACGATACAGCGTTTTGTTGTTCGAAAGACTGTTGGTTGCGTCTCGGAAGTCGAAGGTCATGTCCAGCGACACTTCCATGTTTCCGGCCTCGTACAGAGTCGGAGTCAACGAGTTTTCGATGGTCGGGATCAAGTTGTTGTTGATGGTAAGCGTAAAGCTCTGAGGGGTGTACGGTGTTCCCGAGTAGGTAAAAACAACGTCTTGGAATGTAAGGGCTACTCCGCACGACGGAGCCACTGGGCTAACTGGCCACGACCCACCAGAAGATTCCAATTCACCAACGCAAGCAAAAGACCAATCCAAGTAGTTCGACTCCGAACCAGAAAGCGTAAATTGATTCACTCGTAGCTTGTTGTACAGATAAAACTCAACAACCTTATCAACGAAGGCAAAGAACTTTGCATCCGACGACGAGGCATTTTCTCCTGGAATCAGCGTTGCTCCAGAGGCGGCAAAGAACACGCGCGGCATGATCCAATCTATCTCGGCTGCATTCAAACGACCCGAGAACGTTCCCTGACACAAGTCCTTTAAGACTCTTGCCCGGCAAGATGCAGGTTGCCGTGTTCCCCTATGCCCCTCACTGGCACCAAACTCACGAGTGCCGACAAGTGAGCATTCTCGAAACTCGAACCACTGCGGGCTAGAGAGTGCCGCATCGGCGGACAGCATCATTCTGGTTGCGACGGATTGTGCCATTTTAAAAAGCCCTTTGTTGCAAAACGTATTTCGTCGTTATTCTATCGCCGCGCTGCGCACCAACTAACCGCGAATCGATTTCATCATTTCGATCCAAGCCGGAATTGCCGTCACGCTGCTCTTGTAGACCAAAGGCAATTGATCCATCATCACACCCTCGGCGTTTGCAATTGGATGTCGCTCGACACAATGAATCGCATCGTCTCCCGACATTGGCAAGCAAGTTGCCGGCACGATATCGATCTCTTCCAAGTCAGGAATTCGGTTAAGTGTTCGGAACATCCAAACCGCTTCGTCCTCAGTTTCGGCACAAACCAAGCTTGTAACGTCTAGGTGTTTTGCCACCCACCAACCATCGACTGTCGCCTTGGTTTCTGGCTCGGTTTGTTGGGTAGATTCTGACCCAAAAAGAATAGACGGTCTATTCTTTTCTTCTTCCAAGTCCTGTGTTTTCATTGGTGCGTCATTTTCGGAACTCATAATTTGCCTTATAAACTGGAAGAGTTAAATCTAAGTGCTGTTACCCTCACAAACACCAAACAACCGGAGGCGTCAAACCCAGCTTCGAAGGCTGGATCAACGAACGTTTTATCCGGCATTACCTGGGTCATCTGCAAAACGGTCTTGGCATATTTTCCGGCTGTCGTGGCCGTGTCAAACGTCGCGTTTAACGCTCGCATTGTAGCGGGAAGAAACGCCGCCGACTTGTTGCGGAATATTTCTTCCACTCGCTCGATGTGCGCCATGTGAGACTCCATGCCGCTCGTTAGGTCTGAGTCGCTTGGGTTTACGATCACCACATTGCATGGGAAAACAAGCTCATCCTCCTGAACCGTGTTAAACGGCGAGGTAACGCCTCTTGGAGCCGGAGTGACGAAAGCCCCAGGTAGCCACGTAGAGCCCCGATTGTACGGCTTTTTGCGAACCTTGAAGACTCTTGATGTTAGGTCTGCGTCCGCGTTCAGTGTCGCGGCTACCGCTGTTAGGATTGCATGAAATCTACTACCTGATGCCATCACGGACCCCCAAATAGAACAAGAACCACACCCGTCGCGAACTCGTCGACGACCTCGGACATCCAAGAATCATTGAGCCACAAAAACGGCCTTGCTGGAATCCGCGAAGTTCCGCCTTGCTGCCATCCAGAGTAAAACAAACTCGTACCCAACGCCATCTCGCGATCACCAATTTGTTGGACTGATCCTTTTTCGCCAGTCTCCGTTACTGACCTGAGCAAATCGCCGCTCAGAATCAACAACGGGTGAGGCCCGTATTTTGCTATCGTGTACGGCGCGTGAGGAGCCCAGTCACCCGATGGACCCTCTGCACGTTCGAAGTTGTCTCCGAAGGCATTTTGAAGGTTTGGCACGATCCTAGTAAACGCCGCCGCAAACGATCCTCGTTCCATTTCCTGAGAAAGCTCGTCGATCCAATATTCTGCCTCCTCGGCTGGGAACTCTTTCGGGATCATCGCAACTGGCCTTGGTACTCAGTCACATGAATATTAGAGGCCGCTGCGGACGGGCCATTGATAGCTCCAATCGCAGGCGCAGCCATGTTCAACGTCGATACGTGAATCGGAACTCCGACCGGAAGATACATCCCCGTCGCGTCCGCTGTTTGCGAGCCGTCTCCCACTTCTACGTAGGCATCGGAAGTTCTCGCAATCAGCATTACCGCTTTTGTTCCAGCCGTTAAATTTGTAGACGACGATGTTCCGCTTGTCGTAATAACTTTACCCGTCAACGGGCCTATCATAATTTTCATGTTTACTGCTCCTTAGTGGTTCTCTTGCAAAAGCATCTATATTGGGAATGATCCATTAGCGTCTTCGAACTTTTGATTATCCAAGTGCAGTCGAATGCTACTAGCCTATCTCCAATACTCGGCCTGATTGGATTTGATCCGCTCATTAGTGTTGGTGCAAACACAACGAAAACTAGGTCAGTTGGCTCGTAACCAATTGTAGAAGCTGCGACTACAACCTCGTTGTGGGTAGGCGATGCTCGTTTCGCTTTTACTCCGGAAGCGGGAGCAGCAAGATTTGTAACCCCGGCTGAATCGAATTCGTATCCAAGATCTTCAATACCGTCTAAGTATAACCAGTCGTCTTCATAATCTACACTCAGTAGATTTGTAATTACGCCAGTTCCAACTACAGCCTGCACACCCGAAGTACCCGTGGCAGTACCAGTGAGCGAAAGATTTCCCGCAGCCGATCCGCGAATTAGGACCGTACCCGTCGCGCTGCCAGTCAGTGGTAGATCACCGGAAGCAATTGCAATGCTCCCGCTGATAGTCGATCCGGTCGCGCTGCCGGTGAGAGGCAAGCTACCCGCAGCCGTTGCGGTAATCAGTACAGTCCCGCTTGAACTGCCAGCTAGTGGTAAATCACCGGAAGCCGAGCCACGAACCAGCACCGTGCCAGTTGCAGAACCCGTAAGCGGTAAATCTCCGGACGCCGTACCCTGAACAAGAACCGTGGACGTCGCGCTGCCGCTCATAGGCAAGCTACCAGATGCAACGCCGTTAATTCCACTGACAATCACACTACCACTGCCGGTAGCTGGCATTCGAACGCGCAGCATGTTAGTCTCCGATCAGTGGTGGTTGGTTGCGGAATGGATGACTTGCTACGAGCGTGTTGTCACTGCCCCACCATTTCCACGCAAGATATCCCTCGATCAATTCGATTGTGTTTATTACCGCTCCGCTTAACAAAACAATTACTTCGTTTATTTCACCAGTAATCGCGCGACTTGGGGGGCTAAAATTGTTACATCCGACGTGAGTCAATGCTTGAGTGGAAGTATAAGCAGAAGTTGGGACATGAGATTGAACACAAAGGGAGCTTGGTCGTGCTGTAGTTAGGCCATCCCCTATAGACGTTCCGTTTCTTCGATTGATACCGTTTAGCGTAGCGGAGCTTGTGAAGGTGCTGTTAAATATTTGTGTGTTGTTTAAATGTCCATGATAGGGTGCCTTAGCACTTGTAAGTACTGCGCCAATCGGCTCAACATATCCTACTGTAGAAGAGTCTCGGTAAACTAAAAACAAACCTTGATGGTCGTTTACCGTTATCGTCATGAAAGCACTTCCACCGAAAAACAAGGATCTTTTCCCGTTCACCGTGGTTATGGTTGGCTGATATCCAGTAAGGTTTTGAATCGCATTTCGACCGTTACCGGACTTGTCCCGCCACTGACTAACACCGGTAGCAATTGTGATCGTGGACAAATCGTCTACGTCCAGCCACATCGCAATCGCCGAATTTGAAGCAAGCAGCGAAGGATTCCACAACCGCTTTTGCAAGCGTGCTTCGTCTGTTCGAGATACGCCGCGAGGCATTAGCTAACATCCTCGTTGAACGGACGGACGTAGAGTTCGTTTCCGCTGGCCGCCGTGCTGACGCCAGAATTGTTAACGATTTGAAGCACGCACGCGAAAGGGTATAGACGGACCATCGGGAACGTAACAACCTTTGCGCCCGCCGTCGTTGTAAGTGCCGCTGTATATACGTCAAACGAACCCGCATTAAGATCTGGCGTGTCGGTCCCATCCCCAGCGTAGACCCGCAACGTTATCGACCCTCCTGCCGTTGGCGTTAGCGAACCAAGCTTGACCGTGACTATAGAATACAGATCGCGGTTCGTGCTGTTGTCGTACGTTATTGCCGTCCCAGCAGAGCCGTTTGCCAACGAATTGAAAGTCGTGCTGGCAAGATTCGAACTTCTAGCGCTTGGTGACGCCCATTTTGCAACAGCCATTTACTTTGATCCCCTAGCTAATCCGACTGATCGGGCTGATACGTTGATGCCGTTATATTCGGCCCATGATGGATAACGCTCGCGCTTTGAAAGGCTGTACAACAAGTCGCGTTGCGCTGTCGTAATCAAGCCGCTATCGACGAAACTTTGCATTTGTTGCCGACTTGTCTCCAGAGCCATGTTCAGCCCTCTCCTCCCCTCAAGGACTCGCATTCCCCACTTCACTACAGAATTGGTAGAAGAAAGTTGCTCAAGGGTGTTCAGAATTTCGGCCCCTGCGACAGTGCCTAAAATGTTCATGACTGTTCCTGGATCGATATTCGTTTCGGCCCAAGTTGTAATTACTGGTAACGTAGGATCGGGAGCGTTGAGAATGCTCGCAGCCGCCCAATCTGGTAGTGCTGCAACATCAGCAAGTTGTAATCGTTCTTGTAGCGTCATAGTTTTGCCTTGCGTGTATATCGATCCCAAACAAAAACAAAATCACCCACCGCCAGCGTTGATCGTGAAAGCTGTAACTGTTACTTGCTGGCCCGATGCGATCGAAACGTTGTCTAAGGTCATGTCTCCACCGCCGCCCGTTGCCGTAACTGTGCCTTGAATATGACACGTCGCGCCTTGGTTGATCCTAAAATGTGCAGCCGTTCCGGTCGCATCGGCAGAGGGGTCTTGCCATGTACCGCTCAGCGCTTTAGCACCGCTGGAGGCCGCTGCCATCCAATCCGACGGCAAAACCAAAGTTGCCAACACAGTCCCGCTCGCAGCCGCCGCGCAGTTGGCTGGCACCGAACCGCTCCGGATTTCGAGAGTCGGCGCAGTGCTAACCGTCGTTTCGATCGCGTCAAGAGACGCATTGCGAGCTGCGGTAGAAAATTGAAAAGTCATTGCAAAATATCCTTTAAGTTTCTGTTTATCGCGAGTAACCGTTATCACCCTCTGTCACTACTTCCCACGCACCGTCTTCGTTATCAATCGCCGCTTGGACAGCACTTTCATCGAGAATTAGCTTGTTAATCTGGCCAAGCTCTTCGTACAAAGACTTGCGCCATTGCACGTGATCGATCGCCGTTCCTCCGTCTGAGGTCATCGCGTTGGGCTTGCCACCCACGCTCGTTTTCGTCATGGCATTTAGATCGGCAAGAATAGTTGCCCGTCTTGCTTTTAGATCATCTATCAATGCCATGACTGCCTCCAATCAATCTACTGCGGGTTGAGAACCTTTTCGTCTGCCACGTCGAGCAACGTTTGCTCGTCGTCCGTAAGTGTGCCGCCGTTCTCCGACTTCTTTCGAAGCTTCGAAACAAACTGCGATTGTTTGATTCGTGCGTCTCGTCTTGGGTCAACGCACTTTGCTGAAACTGGGTGCAAGCTTGGGTCAATCTGTAGCCCTGGACGCTCTGGATGCGATCTTGTGAGTATGAACCACCGGATCGCCTCGGACTCGTCGCACGCCTCTACAATCTCGTTTGGAAGCCCTGGGTGCGGCTTTTTGAGACCTACTTCGAACTTGTAGCCCTCGCCCTTCGTGATATCCGTTGCACCGCGAACCGTTCGATTTGCTAACGAGTCTTGATTAGCCTGAGCAACCTTTTGAGCCTCGGCAAGTTCTTTTTCTCGCTGCTCGATTATCTTGTTTGCGGCCTCCAATTTTGCTTGGAGGTCGGAAACTGAATCAGCTTTTGCAACTTCGGAATTCTTTGGATCAGAGGCCATTTGACACCTACAAAAAAAGGAACGTGTTGATAACTCACGTCCCTAGTGTAAGATTTTCAATCCGTTTGCACTAGCCGATGGCTAGGTGCACTTGAGCATTCGTCGTCGATCCTTGACCGCTGGCGCTCCTCGTTCGCTGCTCTTGAACCGAACAACAACATCGCGGGTGAACCCTACTTCGTTGTTGTCGGGAGCCTGAACAGTTTGCAAAGGCCAGTTTTGCATATAAGCAAACGCGGACTTTGGATCGCCTGCGAACCATGTCGTATCCGAGCTTGTTCGTTGGCGAACGTACTGGCCGGAAACAACGCTGTAAGGCGTCTTAACTAGGTTTCCGTTGTTGTACGTTTGCTGTACAGCCGTCTGTGTTGCCGTTCGAACCATCGAGGCGGTTTGAATCCGGCCAGCAGTGATTTCAAGAGCCTTCGGAACCAATACCACTTTCAGGGTCAGCGCGATTGGCTCACCAGTGTTTGGATCAGTCATGACGTTAAACTTCTGCTGTGCAGTGTCAATCGAAGTCCAATCCGTAAGTGTGTTGGTCACACTGTTGTCGGACTGGTAGGTCGCTTCTGCTGCTCCACCGTTGCGTCGGTAGATAGTCGTCACGCCCGTCACACAGTCGAGAATTCTCTTCTCTTTGGAGATTCGAATTGCATCGCCTGTTTGCCCGGCACGTTGCATTAACAATCCAGTGCGGTCGAAGTAAATAATTTCCTTCGTCACGTCCAAGATCAAACCGCGCTTGATCGTTTCAGGAGTGTCAACCCATTCTTCGGAGAACGTCGCGTTGGGGTACGGAGCGGCCTCGTTGACGATTTCGACATCATCACCAATACGGCCCATGCCTGGAAGCTTCTCGCCGTTGAAAGATGTTTGTACAGTCTCAACGAGTTGATCGCCAACAAACTCAGGCGACTCGTATGCAAGCAACGTTCCGGTGTACGCAATCTGACCGATAATGTTTGCGAAGTTCGAAGTATCAACCGCGTTGGCCGATTCTTGAACATGGAACCCACCCGATTCTCTAGGGTCGAGAAACCGAACCGCCTCGCGTCCATCTTCAACGAACTGCTCAAACAGTTCTTTGACCGACCATCGTTCTTGGATGCCTTCGCCTTCTTCGCGTAGGCTACCGATAAAGTTTTCTCGGAAGTCCGACTGTGCAGCTTTACCGCCTTTATTCGCCAACTCGAATTCCCTGCGGAGCTTTTGATGGCGAATGGTTTTCGTACTTGTGGTTCGTAGCATCTCAGCTCCAAGGTTGTTGAAAAAGGTTGTTGAAAAAGGTTGTTGAGTTAGGGCCAACTAGAGTTTTTGATAGCAGGCGACCGCGTCAACGTTTAGCAACTGATTGACAGCCGTTCCAGCTTTGACACCAACAGCGAAGTTCATTTCGGTCGGCGACGCGTATGTGCGGTCCATCATCTTGTAGACGGTAGAACCGTTGATCTTGAAAATGACGTCCATCAACGTCGCCGTCTTAGGAATGCAGTCTACTTCCAGCAATGTGAAAACACCTGCTGCGGTTGCCCCAACTTGAGCAGACTTGGTTAGCGAGTTTGTTGCGGTCAACTCTGCAAGCGTTTGAGTCGTTCCGTCCGAATAGGCGACGTGCCAATTTAACGAACCGTCTCGCATGTAGAAACCAGCGCCGGAAAAGTTCGTTTTAGGACCTGCTCCATCATCTACAATCGCGTTGGCTGCAACTGCGTTCATTACTCCAACCCACGCGTTAGCCGCATTGGTTGCAGCCTGGGCAAGTTGTACTCGTGCTCGAAGGTGCAATGGCTTGCCAGGCGCGAACAAGAACAACTCGTTGGTCGTAAGCAAGTAGCATTCGTCATTGTCAACCGCCGTACCGTCGCCAGATGTCAGCACAATCACGCCGCCAGCTGCATCCGACATTGTTGCCGTTCCGGCGTCTGCCGATGTCGTCGTGAACATCGTCGTGTTCTTACTTAAAAAGTGATCGACGAATCCGGCGTATAGGCTGAAATCGTGAACGGATTGTGGAAGGTTTAGGCCCTTGGACATGATCTGTTATCCTCTAAAGTTTTGGCGAGTAACCACCGATTAAAAGTTAAAAAACGTGTATTTTCGTTGACGGCCTGATTCGAAAAGAATAGACCGTCGATTCTTTTTAGCCGATTGCTCGCATGAATTCTTCGCGAGTCTTGGGCTTGTATTCGCCCGTCTCGCCGTACAACTCATCGACGCCTTCGGACAAAATTGATTTGGAAACCGCTGGCTTGTCGGACGCCTTGCGAACCTGTGCCCAGCTCTCAACCAGTGCGGGACGGTCAGCCTCGGGCAATGTTGCCAGAACCTTTAAGCGGAATGGATCGACGGCGCGGTTCGAAGACTCAAGCAACTTGCGACATGCTGCTTCGGTTTTGATCGATTGCAACTCGGCTCTTGTGGCTTCGAGTTCTTCTCGCAAGTTCCCAGTCTCACCCCCTGAACCTTCCATGCTGCCCTCTGACGATGCTTTGTCAGGTGGCGGCGTCTTTGCCTTGCCCTCGCCTGTGATCGCTGCCATAGCGGTCTCAGAGGCTTGCATAATCGTTTTAAGCTTGGCTAGCTTGCCTGGAATGTCGAGTTCCGGATCGTCAAGGACGGAAACCAACGCAGCCTTAAACGCGTGTTCAACTTGTTCTTCTGGCGTGCTTTCGATCGGCTCGCCTGCATCGTCCATTTGATCCATTGACGATTCAACGGGCATCTCGGCCATCATCGGATCGCCGGAAATCATGTCCTCAAGGATCTTGGCAAACTTGCTCTTATTGGCCGCGATCTCTTTGATCGTTTTCTTCATGGGAAAGTCCTTGGATTCAAAAAGACCGGAATTGGTTGCAGGGTCGTTGACGATATCGACCGAGTTGACTTTATGGATTTTGGTGACCTCTTTGAGCCCACCTGGGATTGACACTTCATCGCCGCTTGCGTCATGGCTCATGCCAAACGTTTCAGGCATTCGCTCCGCTGCTTCGATAAGAACGGGAGTCTGCGAGTGATTGACCAAGTAATGGATATCAGCCCTCAGACCCCCGTCTTCGGAGACGCGGACATTCTTGAGCACTCCCCACTTATCTCGGATACTGCGAGGGCCCGTAGTGCCGTTCTTTGCGGGAACAACGTGATCCAAATAGATTCGTGAACCCTCGTAGACCGGGACAGCTTCTTGGAGCATCTTGGTTGGGTACGTGCGACCGTTGCGGCTCTTGTTGCCGATAACCTTGACGCCACGGATAACCCCCGCCGCCTTGTCGATCGACTCGTAGCCGCTCCCGATAACAGATTCCCGCCACTTGGTTGTAGTCATGTCCCTAAATTTACGGGCCAACTGCGCACCAAAATATCGATGCGAAAAAATGCTAGAATATTTTTTGGCCGTTCGGGCTTAGGTAGTGACGCTGTGTAGGCGTCAGTTCTGCCAGCCTCCCGCCCACGTTTTGCAACACTCGGGCGGGAGGTTTTACAAAACA